AATGGCTATACCGGCGTTCGCATTTCAACCCACGCGGTTGAGTTTGCTATTCAAGGTTACGGGCACCTTGCTGACGCAGTGGGCTACACGTATCAGCAGGACGGTCACACGTTCTACGTGCTGAACTTTACCAACGCTGACACGACGTGGGTGTTTGACGCAGCGACAGGCTCGTGGCATGAGCGTGCTGGTTTCCGCAACGGCGACTTTAAGCGTCACCGTGGCAACTCCCATGCTCGTTTCAACGGCGAGCCAATCATCGGCGATTACCAGAACGGTCGCTTGTATGCGTTCGATCTGGACGTGTACTCCGACGCTGGCGTTACGCAGAAGTGGCTACGGTCATGGCGTGCGTTGCCAACCGGCGGTAATGACCTCAAGCGCACTGCCCACCACTCGCTACAGATCGACTGCGAAACCGGCGTTGGCTTAAACGGTTATGACTTGTACGACGAGGTGTATTTAGGCACCGAGTTGTTGCAAATCCTGCAAACCGAAAACGGCGAAGACATCATTTTGGACTTGAACGCTACGACAGGCGCCAACCCGCAGTTGATGCTGCGCTGGTCTGATGACGGCGGTCATACGTGGAATGGCGAGCGTCAGGTGTCTATGGGTCGTATTGGACAATACGGCACTCGCGCTATCTTCCGTCGCCTTGGCATGACCTTGAAGTTGCGTGACCGCGTATACGAGATTAGCGGCACCGATCCCGTTAAGGTCGCCATCATGGGCGCCGAACTGCAACTGAGCGGTACTGCGTCGTGACCGTAAACATCACGCAAATCCCTGCCCCGCGTGTGCCGTTTATCGACGAGCGCACTGGGCTGATTTCGCGTGAGTGGTTCCGGTTCCTAAACAACCAGTACCAGTTGACGGGTGGCGGCACTACGCAGACCACCATCTCTGACCTTGAGTTGACGCCTTCTTTGTCGTCTAACACCGAAGACGAGTTGGCGGTCGTTAAGGGGCAACTAGACGATTTGCAAAAAGGGCCGCCTCGGTTTGAGCCGGGTCTTATCAACTACGGTTCGTTCTTTTCAACGCAAACTCAAGCGGCAACGGTCATCAACACGGCCTACGCCATCACGTACAACAATGCTGATCCGGCGTATGGCGTTTACCGTGACCCAGCCGATAGCAGCAAGATTAAAGTTACTCGACCCGCTATCTACAATGTCCAGTTTTCTATTCAGGTAGACAAGACTTCGGGCGGTACGGGGCGACTGTACATTTGGCCTGCTATTAACGGAACGGCTGTGCCCAACTCAGCCTCGTTGATTCAAATTCAGGGTAACAACGCCGAGATATTCTCAGCGGCTAACTTTTTCTTGCCGTTATCAAACGGCGATTACTTTCAAATGTACTTTTCTGTAGATAGTCTTAGTGTTCAGTTAGAACACTTTGCTGCTTCTGCGCCTGTACCGGCGATTCCATCCATCATTTTGACTGTTATGCAGGTGTACGTATGACCGTTTACCTTTCAGCCTTTGCAGGAGCCGGGGCGCAGTTCTTCACCGACGATGGCGCAGTCCTGTCGGGCGGAAAGATCTATACCTACGCCGCTGGCACGACGACCCCGCAGACTACTTATACGTCTATTGTTGGAGTCTCTACCAACGCTAACCCCATCATTCTTGACTCTGGCGGACGGCTGCCAGAAGACATGTGGTTAAGCGAGGGCGTTAAATATCGTTTTGTTTTAACAAACTCTAATGACGTTCAAATTGGCGAGTACGACGACATTGCGGGCATCAACGACATCTCCACGGAGAGCGTCGCATGGTCCACGATTACCGGCACGCCGACGACGCTGGCGGGCTACGGTATCACCAACGGCCTGACGACGACGGCTGCGGCAGCGACCTATGCGCCGATTGCCTCGCCCACGTTTACGGGCACGCCGCTGATCCCCGACAACGATACGGTTAGCGCGAACTATGCTGTGGGCTATCGAGAAGCCCCGCCCGTATCCAAGACCGCTAACTACCAGTTAGTGCTGGCGGATCGCGGTAAGTCGATTCTAATGAACGGCACCAGCCTGACGCTAACCATCCCGGCTAACGCCGCTGTCGCGTTTCCGGTGGGCACGGTCATCATTGTGGTCAATCTCAATTCGTCGGCGTTATCTATTTCCATTACGACTGACACGCTGACTTTGGCGAACAGCACCACGACTGGCACGCGCACCTTGGCGCAGAACGGTCTGGCTACCTGCGTCAAGATTGGCAGCACCTCTTGGCTGATCAGCGGAGCGGGATTGACCTAATGGGCGGCGCTACCTTAGCAGCGGCGATTGCAGGCACGACGGGGGGAGCCGGTGCCGGTGTATTCGACGCATCGTCTGGGTCGGGCAGCGTCACGATTCCTGCCAGTGCGACGGGCGTCACCATTGAGGTATGGGGTGCGGGCGGGGGCGGTGGCTACGGTACTGTTACCCAGATATTTGGCGAGTTCCTGTACGAGCCGCAAGAGAACCCCGGTGGCGGTGGTGGTGGAGGTGCTTACTCCAAGACCGTGCTGGTGCTAACTGCCCCAGACGCCGGTAAAACGATTCTGTACACTGTCGGTGAGGCTGGTCGAGGCGGCACTGTAGGCGACGCTGTAGGCGGTGCAGGCGGTCAGTCTGTGGCTTATGCCGGAACCTATGCCCTGCCTGAAATGATCTGTACGGGCGGCTTCGGCGGTTTTGGCGGCATTGGCATCTACGGCAGCCAGCAAGGTGCTGGCGGAACGGCGTCAGGCGGCAATACGACCAACACCAACGGTAACGGTGGTGCAGCCTTCACGCAGCCGGGTGCTACGCCGATTGCCGGTGTGGGCAGCCTCGTAGGCGGCGCTGGCGGTGACGGTGGCGATCCGGTAGAGGGCGGCGATCCGGGCAAGGCTGGCGTCAATGGCCGCGTCCGAATGGTATTTACCTTTTAGGTGACACATGGCAGTTAACGTAAAAGTCCTGATCCCGGCCAAGATTGCCGAGAACACGCAGGTAACCCAATACACGGCTACGAACGTATCGGCCATCATCGACAAGTTCACGGCGACAAACTACAGCGCGTCGGCGGCTACGATCTCGATTAACCTTGTGACGCAGTTTGACTCGTCGGGCAACCAGAACCTGATCATCAAGAACAAGACCCTGCTGCCCTCTGAGACGTATACGTTCCCTGAGTTGGTCGGCCATGTGCTGCAACCGGGTGGATTTATCTCCACGATTGCCGGGACTGCCTCGGCTATCAACATCCGATCCTCTGGTCGGGAAGTGTCGTGACCGAAGCCGAATACTGGCTGCGCGAGAACTTTGCTGCGCTGGAGTTGCCGCCAGATGCGGTGGCTTGGCTGATTGACTTGTGGCACGTCACGCAGGTGTTTGACGACGTAGCCGATGGCGACTCGGTAGACCGTAAGTCGCTGGACGATACCGTGTGGCGCACCCTTGTGGGTATGCCTGCAAACAGTTTTTTTATGGCTCATGCGGGGCAGTTATTGCCTGCGCTGGGCACGGCGATTCTGAAGTGGAAGGCTTCGGATGACGCCGAACGCAATGGTTTGGCTGACGAACGGTCGTTCGTTTGGCGTGCCGCTTACTATGACTTGGTTCTTTTAGTGGTGCTGTTGTGTCAGGGCCGAGAGTCTGCTATGGAAAAAGCAGGTGCGGTAATGGCACTATACGGCGAAAGTTTTGCGACATATCGCGGGGAATTCCCTCATGGCTAATCCAGTAGTTGCTATTGCCGCATCCAGCATTGGATCGGCTGCTGTCGGCAGTCGCTCGGCAAGCAAAGCGGCAAAAGCGCAAACAGATGCCGCTCGATCAGCGGAAGCATCCCAAGAGCGAATGCTTGAACGGCAGTTAGAGGAAACTCGCCCGTTTCGGGAATTGTCGCTTCAGCAACTTAATCGCTTATCGGAGTTGTACGGGCCTGAAGGCATGTACACCAAGACTCCGACAATGGAAGACCTGACGATGGACCCCGGTTTTTCTTTCAGAATGTCTGAAGGAGAGAAGGCGCTTGCTCGTATGCAGTCTGCTCGCGGGCAGTTGTTTGGCGGTGGCGCAATTAAGGCCGGTGTGCGGTACGGGCAGGAGATGGGTTCGCAGGAATTCCAAAATGCTTACAACCGCTTAATGAATCAACGCGCAACCGTTACTAACGCGCTACTTGGAATTGGTGGCTATGGCCCCGCTATCGCTGGGCAAAATGTTGGCGCGATGGGAAGCGCTGGTAGCAACATCGCCAACATCCAGTTAGGTGGCGGTCAGGCTCGCGCTTCTGGCTATCTCGGTCAGGCCAACGCGCTAAACCAAGCGCTCAGTCAAGGCGCTGGTTTGTATGGGATGTATAAAGGCGGTTATTTTGGGCCGCAAAACGTAACTCCGGGCGGTGGTTCTAATCTTCAGGCCTATAACTATATGGGTCCGCGATACGGGAACGAGGCGTAACCATGGCAGTCATCGGCGCAACTCAACTTGAGCCAGTAAACATCCTTGGCTCATACGTGCAGGGCATGGAACTTGGCCGTGCCAATCGCCTAGCCCAACAGCAACAGGCAGCGCAAATGGAGGCCGCTCGCCAAGAGGCTGAACTGCGCAACTATTTATCATCGGCAGACCTTTCGTCGCCGGAAGTGCAAAACCAGTTGCTTCGCTTTGGGCCGCAAGGCGTTGAGATGGCTAAGAACCTAGCAACGATGGGTACTCAGCGTTCACAAGCGGCCAAGGCTGATTACGAAGCCCAAAGCCAACGCTTAAAAGACATGTATAACTTGGTAACGTCTGCTGTAGACGCGCCGAGTTATGCTCGCGTTCGAGGCATGGCTGCTGACATGGGAATTGATGTTGCACAGATTCCTGAGCAATACGATCCCGCGTTTGTTGAGCAAGCCAGAAACGCTGTGCTTACTGCGTCTGAGCGACTTGATGCGGAGTTAAAAAGAGATACTACCGCCGTCCAGCGTCGCCAAGTTGCACTGGCCGAACGCAAGCAAAGTTTTGAAGAGCGTACCGCTAATGCTGGTATGTCAGGCATGGTTAAGCCGCCTGAATTACAGAAGGGCGAGCGCTGGAATCCCGAGGCTGGTCGTGTTGAGGCTGTGGAAGGCTCTGATATTTATATTAAGCAGTCCGGTAGGCACAACAAGGATTACACCGCTCTTAACGCTATTAACACGCAGCGTTCACTTGCTACAAGCAAGATAGATCGTTTGCTGGACCCCGCAAACACCGACTCGTTTAACAACTTGTTTGGCGGATATGGCGCTTACGCTTCCCGCGAGTTGTCCGGCAAGACTGCTAATCTTCGCTCAGATTTAGAATCGCTGAAGAACAATTTAAAAGCAGCCGGCAAAAAAATTATTGCTGGCGCTGGCCCGGGCGCCATCGGTCAGATTACTGAGCGCGAGTGGCCGATTCTTGAAGGCATGATTGCGGAACTTCGCCCAACCATGACCGAAGAAGGTGCGCGTGAAAAGTTGCAAGAAATCCGCACATTCTTGGACGGACTAGCAGTTCAGGCCGCAGATGAGTACGACACGACATGGGGTCGAACTCAATACGGCAAAGCACCTAAAGGCGCTGTTGAACCTTCCGCTGCGCCTGCCGCTCCAACAGCAGCCCCGGTCAAAGTTAATTCAAAGGCTGAACTAGACAAATTGCCGTCTGGTTCGTTGTACGTTGGCCCTGACGGAAAGACGCGGAGAAAGCCGTAATGGCTAAGTGGTGGGAATCTGGCGAGGTTGTTGAAGAGCAACCTGCCGAGGAGTGGTGGACTGCTGGTGAAGAAGTCGCTGCTCCGGCTGCGGCCATTCCTGCTAGAGCGCCCGATGTAATGCCGACTCGACGCGGCCCATCATTAGGGGACATCGGTGATCGAGCGACAGGCTTTCGCGCACAAGTAGCCGAAACCGGCATGACGCCTGAAGAGCGTATGCAGGCTGTTAGAACTGGCGCTCAAGTCCTTGGCGGTTTTGCCGCTGGCCCCGTTCTGGGTGGCGCAGTGCGTACCGCTGGCGCCGCATCACCTGCGTTACGCGCCCTCGGCACTGCGATTGAAAGCGGTGGGTTCCGCACTGGATTTGCGCCCGGTACATCCCGCGTTGCTGATATTGCTACTCGTACTGCTGGCGGCGCTATCGCTGGCGGTGCCGGTGCTGGCGTGGTTTCGCCAGAGCAAATAGCAGAAGGCGCCTTGATTGGCGCTGCTGTGCCCGGTGCGGGCAAGGTTGTTGGTCGTTTCATGCAGCCTAAAGGACCGTCTGTTGAAGACGTAAAGGCTGCGTCCAAACGCAAATATGATTCGTCAGAAAAGGCGGGCGGCGTAGTTCAGTTAGACCAGTTTAATGAATTTATTAGCGGCCTGAAAAACAGTTTGGCCGCCGAGCGATATAACCCTGTTGCTCACGTCAAGATTAACAAACTGATTAACACGCTTGAGTCTGATGCTGCACTTG